ACTGTTCAAATGTCTAACGACAAAGGAACATGGTTTGGATGGGATGTATCTAAAGTTGGTCCTGTATCTGACAAATCAATCTATGATATCGCTAAAACTTTTGCTGACCGAGTAGGTAAAGGCGAAGTTCAAGCGAAGCATGGCTCAGAGGAAACAAGTAGTACACCATACTAACCGAATCCTAGGTAGTGGGCGGTGAAGCGAGAGTAGACCCGCCCGCTTTGAAAAGTTATGTCAGTTGCAAATTTTAAAGATATATTTAAAGGATTAGATCGTGCGCGTGGTGTCACTTACGTTGACAAGAAAGGCGAAGACGGTCAAAAGATAAAAGGTAAGTCATTTGTAACAAGAGAAAAGGTTACTGATGATTTATGGAATAAACATCTTCAAGGAATTGAACCGAGTCTAGGTATAATTCCAATCAATGATGACAATAAATGTAGATGGGGTTGCATAGATATAGATTCATATGCAGGGTTTGATCATAAAAAATTAATTAACAAAATTAAAAGTTTAAAATTACCATTAGTAGTATTTCGTTCTAAATCAGGAGGAGCACACGTATTTTTATTTACTGAAGTTCCAGTTGAAGCAAAGATAGTACGAGATAAGCTATTATCTATCAGTGCAGTATTAGGTTATGGAGGAGCAGAAGTATTTCCAAAACAGATAGAATTAAAATCGCAAGATGATACAGGAAATTTTTTAAATTTACCATACTTTAATGGGGATGACACAACAAGGTATGCCTTTTTGGAGAATGGAGAAGCAGCGTCTTTATCTGGATTTTATGGTTTATATGCAAGAAGTAAATTAACGCCTGAAGAATTAGAAAAATTAGAAATTAAAAGACCTGAATCAGAATTTAATGATGGGCCTCCATGCTTAGAATCTATAACTCAAACAGAAATTAAAGATGGTAGAGATAGAATACTTTATCAATACATTCAATATGCAAAAAGAAAATGGCCAGAGAACTGGCAATCAAAAATAAATGCATTTAATTATAAATATTTTGAAAAACATCCTGAAGGACCCTTAGAGGATAAGATAGTTCAAGGTAAAATAAAATTTAATGATGGCAAAGATTTAGGTTTTAAATGTAATGAAGAACCAATGTGCAATCACTGTGATAAAAATTTATGTAGAACTAGAAAATTTGGTATAGGTGGTGAAGCAGTATTTCCGTCACTTACTGATTTACAAAAAATTTTATTAGATGAACCTTATTATTGGGTTAACGTAGATGGAGAAAGAGTGAAGTTAGATACAATAGATTATCTCATGGAACAAAGATTATTTAGAAGGACGGTAGCAAAACAAATAAATAAAAAACCACCACGAATTACAGTAAAAGAATTTGAAAAATATACTGATATGCTTTTACAGGGTATTGAAGAAGTGGAAGCACCAGTTGGATCATCTAAGATAGATCAGTTAAGTAATCACTTGGAAGATTATTGTATTCAAAGATCAATTGGATCAGTTACTAAAAAAGATATTTTAAATGGAGCAGTTTACACTGAAGAAGGCAAACATATATTTACATTTCATAGATTCTTTCACGGACATTTAACTAAAAAGAAATGGAAGGAAGATTATCAAGTAACTCAACAAATGCTTAAAGAACATTGTGGATGTGATGAGGGAAGAATGGTTATAGGTAAAAAGAAACCATCGGTTATGAAAGTTGAAGTGTTTGATAAAGTTGAAGATCAATTTACTCAAAAGAAATTAAAAGAAGAGGCACCTTTTTAATGAAGACAATTGTATTAGGACCACCAGGTACGGGCAAAACCTATACTTTATTAAATAAGGTTCAGGAATATTTAAAAGATACGGATCCAGATAAGATAGGATACTTTGCATTTACCAAGAAAGCTGCCAACGAAGCTAAAGGAAGAGCAATGGATAAATTTAATTATACAGAAGATGACCTTCCTTACTTTAGAACTCTTCATTCATTAGCATTTAGAAAATTAGGGTATAACAAAGACCAGGTGATGCAAAAAAGACATTACGAAGACCTTGGTAAAAAATTAAATATATTTTTAGATTACAATGAATATGACGAAGAAGAAACAGGCATATTTACAACAAAATCAGATTACTTACGATTAATTCATTTAGCTAAACTTCGAAATATAACATTAGAACAACAGTTAAAACTAGGAGAACATAATACAGAGGTAGAATATAAAACTCTTGTTCACTTAGCTAATGAATTAGAAAGATATAAAAAAGAAAACGTCCTTAAAGATTATAATGATATGATAACAGAATTTATTAAATCTGATAAGTGTCCCAAGTTTGATGTGGTGTTCATAGATGAAGCACAAGATTTATCATTAATACAATGGGATATGGCTAAAACTATTTGGAATAATACGAAAGATTCTTTCATTGCAGGTGATGATGACCAAGCAATATTTAGATGGGCTGGCGCAGACGTAGATTCCTTTATTGCACAAACAGGAAAACTTTTAAATCTTACACAATCTAGAAGAATACCAAGAGCCATACATGACTTTGCATTAGGCATTATTAAACGTGTATCTAAAAGAAGATATAAAGAATGGGCACCTCGAGATTACCAAGGTTCTTTAAAATTTCATGATGATATAAAAGATTTAGATATGTCTTCAGGTGAATGGTATGTTTTATCGAGAACTCGTCATATGTTAGATAACATAGAAGATGAAATGAGAGAAAGGGGTTGGTATTTTGAAAATAGATTTAAAGTAATGCCGGAAAAAGATGCAGCTGAAGCTGCAGCAGATTGGGAATCGGGAAGAAAAGGAACTCCATTAAACTATAAGCAAATAGAAAGAATATATAGTTATATGACGCCTCAAAAGGCAACTAAAGAAAAACTTAAAGGAATGGCTAAAGAAAGTTATTATAATTTATCTCAATTAAAAGACTATGGATTAAAAACTGATGAAGTTTGGCATGAAGCATTTGATGATCTAAACTTTAGAAGAAAAAATTACATTAGAAGTATGCGTAGAAATGGTGAAAACTTAAAAGCAAATCCAAGAATTCATTTATCTACCATGCATAGTGTCAAAGGTGGCGAAAGACCCAACGTAGTTTTATTAACTGATCTTACTAATAACACTAACAAATCTTACAGAAAAAATCCTGATGATGAAACAAGATTATTTTATGTAGGTGCAACACGAACAAAAGAAAACTTACATATAATAAGACCTAAAGATTATGAGAAGGCTTACCCAATGGAAAATGTATGACCCATCCTTATGCTGAAAGTAGAAAACGAGCTAGAAAAAAATGGAGACAAAGTGTGAAGGGTAAAGCATGGGATTTAGCATATAGCCGCAGGCCAGAAGTTAAAAAAAAGAAACATGCATATTATATTAAAAAATTAATTAAGGAAGCTACGAATGTATAAAATTATTGATGACTGTATTACAAAAAAGAAACAAAAATTCATTATTGAAACTATAATAGATAATTATTCTTTTCCTTGGTATCTTCAAAAAGATGTTTCCTTTGACAACGGGAAACAACAAAGACCTTGTTTTGCACATATTTTTGTTAATGAAGCTGAGGAAAATAGTCATTATTTTAATTTAATTAAACCCTTGTTTTTAAAATACATTAAAAAACAAATTATTAATTGTAAGACAATTATACAACTTCCCTTAAAAAAAACTAAATCTACTTATGACACTCCACACGTAGACTCTAAAAAGCCGCATCAAGTTTATTTATATTATGTAATGGACTCCGATGGTGAAACGGTATTATTTAAAAATAATAAAATACACAAAAAAATAAAACCTAAACAAGGTAGACTATTAATTTTTGACGGCAGTATTTTACATACTGCGTACCAACCTCAACATAATTTAAGGTGTGTTATAAACATAAATGAAAGTAAAGATGAGCGATATATATAAAAAGCAGGTAGGTGGAAACCACTATCGAAACATGGTTATTCAACCTTCAGAATTTATTAACAAAAATAATCTTCCATTTGCTGAGGGCAACGCCATAAAATATTTATGTAGGCACAAACAAAAAAATCAGAAAGAAGATTTACTAAAAGCAAAACATTATATTGACATGGCGATCGATAGAGACTATCCTGAGCCAGTGAAAGAGATAAAAAAAGAAAAAAAGAATTCATGGGGCATCATTAAATGAAGTGTTTCTATTGTAATGCAGAAGTAAGATGGAATAATGATTATGATACCGAAGATACTTTTCCAGATTCAGAACATAATATTGTAAGTATGTATAACTGCGATGAATGTGATACTTGGTACGAAGTATTTCACCAAAAAAAGGAAAATAAATGATACAGTTTCCATTGTTTAAAGCCCAAACTGAATGGCTACCTCCAACAGATTTTCCAGACTTATCCAAGTATGATGAGATTGCAATTGACTTAGAAACAAAAGATCCAGACCTTGTTAAAATGGGGTCGGGTTCTGTGGCCGGTAGGGGAGACGTTACTGGTATTGCTGTCGCTGTTAAAGGATGGTCAGCTTATTATCCAATTGCTCACGAAGGTGGTGGTAATATGGATAGGAAGAAAGTTTTAAAATGGTTTCAAGGTGTTCTTGACACAGATTCCATCAAAATATTTCATAATGCAATGTACGACGTATGTTGGATTAGATCTCTTGGTCTTAAAATAAATGGTAAGATAATTGATACCATGATTGCTGCAGCGATCGTTGATGAAAATCAAATGCGCTACGATTTAAACAGCTGTAGCAGGAGATATGTAGGTTATGGCAAAGATGAATCAGCCTTATACCAAGCTGCAAAAGACTGGGGAGTAGATGCCAAAGCTGAAATGTATAAGCTACCGGCTATGTATGTTGGAGCATATGCAGAAAAAGATGCTGAATTAACTTATGAACTTTGGCAAGAACTTAAGAAAGAAATTTTACACCAAGACTTAACTTCTATTTTTGATTTAGAGACAGAACTTTTTCCTTGCCTAGTCGATATGCGGTTTTTAGGAGTGCGTGTAGACGTAGAAGCAGCTCACAAATTAAAAGAAGAATTACATAAAGAAGAAAAAGAATTATTACAAAAGATAAAAAAAGAAACCCAAGTAGATGTTCAAATATGGGCAGCGAGATCCATCGCTCAAGTTTTTCAAAAACTTGGCCTACCATTTGACCGCACCGAAAAAACAAATTCTCCATCATTTACAAAAAACTTTCTTCAGAATCACCCCCACCCACTGGTGAAACGAATAGCCCGAGCCCGTGAAATAAATAAGGCTCATACCACGTTTATTGATACCATATTAAAACATAATCATAAAGGAAGAATACATGCTGAAATTAACCAACTTAGATCCGATAATGGCGGAACGGTAACTGGGAGGTTTAGTTATGCTAACCCTAATCTCCAGCAAATACCAGCACGGAACAAGGAACTTGGACCACGGATTAGGTCATTATTCATACCCGAGGAAGGCCATACGTGGGGTGTATTTGACTATTCTCAGCAAGAGCCTAGGTTGGTAGTGCATTATGCAGCTTTACAGAATCTCTATGGAGTGGACGAAGTATTGGAAGCCTATAAACAAGGTGATGCTGATTTCCATACGATCGTGGCAGACATGGCTGAGATACCTAGATCACAGGCCAAGACCATAAATCTTGGTCTGTTCTATGGTATGGGTAAAAATAAATTACAAGCAGAACTCGGTGTATCAAAAGATAAAGCTGACGATCTATTTAAACAGTATCATAACAAAGTTCCATTCGTAAAAAGATTAATGGACAACGTTATGAATAGAGGACAAGAGCGAGGTCAAATCCGTACGTTGCTAGGACGATTATGCAGGTTTCATTTATGGGAACCTACACAGTTTGGCATTCATAAACCATTACCACACGATGCAGCACTTCAGGAACACGGACCAGGGATTAAACGTGCTTACACGTACAAAGCTTTAAACAGATTAATACAAGGATCAGCTGCTGACATGACAAAGAAAGCGATGATAGAATTATATAAAGAAGGAATTACTCCACACATACAAGTTCATGATGAACTTGATATATCAGTAAGTGATAATGCAAATAAGATAAAAGAAATAATGGAATCTGCAGTAACACTTGAAGTTCCAAATAAAGTAGACTATGAATCGGGACCTAATTGGGGTAATATAAAATAGGAGGAAACTATGAAACAATATGTAGACAAATTTATGATTTGGCAATTACACAACAGAAGAGAAATTGTTTGTTTTGTTGCTGGTCTTATTGTTGGCGCCATAATATTTTAATGTGCCATGGCTTACTTAAACGCAAACATTCCTGTGACGTACGCACAGATCAGGAGGGAGTATCTCTATGATCTTAAAAAACATCATGGCGAAGTTGAAGACTGCATTGTATTTGGGCTTTCGTCCATCACTGGTCGTCCGTTACTTTTTCATGCAATTATGGAAAATGGTGCGATCTTTTATAGGTTACCTATTTCGGCTTTTATTCAACGTGGTTTTCAACCGGAAACTGTTCCAC